ACACGAGATCAGGAGAAAAGCCAAGTCCGGTCAGTGATCGTGTTGCACCGCTACCTCCACCAGTACCGCTCCACGTAAGCACATCGAAATACTTACTCCCCTTCTTAATCGTCGGCTCGGGCAGGTTGGCGGTGTTCAGTGCCTTGTAGCCGGTCGGTGGGGTGTACGCAAAGGGGCGTTGTCCGAAGTTTGCATAGCCCGTATAACCCGCTCCTTCTATGACGCACTCTGGTATATAAGTGCCTGCGGGGATGCTGCTAAACGCTGTGCCTTGGCTTACGCCGTTTTTGTAGAAAACAATCGTACCTGCGTCGATGTCTAGCGCGATACCAATGATGTCACCAGCGGTTGACCAAGTTGCAGCGTATGAAGTGTACGAAGTATTGATCTTGTCGCCATCTGAGCGATACCTATAAACTCCACTGTTATTTTCTGATGCAGATTCAATCGTAGTAAAACCACATTGAGAAGAAGTGCCGCCACTGGTATTGGTCCACTCGTAATACCATTTGCCTGAAGACACAGCCATTGTGCCTTTTTTACCGAACCAGTTACCACTGGAGTAACTCAGGTAAAGATTGCCATCTGCAACTGAACCCGTACCAGAATTGCTCCAAGCGTTAGCCAGCGGATTAAAGGTGCACCAGTTTGTCGTCGGCGTGTCGCTCAGGACATCATTGCCTGCACCAGCGGTGACACTGAAGTTGTTGGGCGTCCAGTTGTTGCCGTTGCCGCTGCTGTCCTTGCCCAGTGTGGTGCTGGTGGTGCCGCTGTTATCAGCGAACGTCAGATAAAAGCCGTTGGTGCCGTAGGAGCCGCTGTAACGCTTAGGAATCCATGCGCCGGTGGTGGTGTCGGTTTCACCGAAGGATGATGGGGTCAGCGCAGAGCCGTCGATGAAGTTGACCTCGGCTAGGTAGCCGTTGTGATAATAAGTACTGCCTTGAAGCCTGCCTATTTGATGCTCTTGTGCTTGATTTAAAAAACCATCCGTGTTTTGTGTTGGATACGCACTTGAATTAAATGTGGTTACTTGCGTTCCATTGATATATAACTTAAGCCGGTCGCTTGCTGTTGCCTGTGTCGTGTCTGCGGCAAACACAACGTGATACCAAGCGGATGGATCCCTAAAAACCTGTGCCGTTACAAGATAACCTTGCCAACCACCAGAATACGGACCAAAGCGAACCTCTAAGGAATCGTTTTGAACATCATTAGAAAAATAGATGCCGGCGCTTTGAGTGCCGTTACCATAGGCGCTAAATAGACAATTATCGACTGATCCAAATGTGCATCTTTTTACCCATCCACTCCATGTCCACGTCTTGCGATTCCCCGCGCTAGCCGGAGTGCGATTCAGGTATGCGCTATCCGCCGAGTTAAACCGCAGGCTCTGGTTGATCTCGTACGGCGATGCTTGGCTAAGAAGCAGGGGAGTCGGATTGCCAAGCGGTGCCATATCAGCCTCAGGAGAAGTTCTTGATCAGTGCCGCCGTAATGCTAGTTGAACTCCGCACCGTGAACACCAGGGCATCCACAGCACCGGATCCAGTCGATACAGAAGGCGCAGCGCCGTTTTCAAAGTCCCAGTAGCTGCCAAAAGACACGGTGCGAGCCGTGGAGTCCTGCGTGATAAACAGCACGCCGCTTTGCCCGGCAGTCATGTTGCTTGGGTTGGCAATCGTGGTGGTTTCACTCAGCGTGATGCTGAAGTTGTTGCCAGTAGCCAGGTTCAGCGTCAGCGTGCCAGAGCTGCTGGTGACAGCGGAAATCGCACCAATCGCACCAGTGACGGTTACGCGACCATCAGAGCCAAGCACAAGCGTGTTGGTGGCACTGCTGTCGTGCTTGATGTTGGTGACCTTGATCGTACTCATGATGCACCTCCTGGCTTAGTCGGCCAAACAGGGTTAGCCGGGTCAACAGTGTTTGCAGGTAGATCGCGTAGTGCTTGGCGATAAGCTGCCATCTCAGCGGTCAGGGTTTGGTCGCTAAGAGCGAGGTAATCCGTTTCGGTGAGGAGACGGTTGCGTTCACGGCGGAGGTTGTCCAGCAGGATGCCGGGCAGTACGTCGCGGGCATAGGCTTCGCGTTCAGCGATTTCTTCAGCGGTCAAGGGAACCGTGGTGACTTCGCCGGTTTGGACGTTGACGATAGTTCTCATGATCACACCTCGTACATAATGTTGATGGTTCCAGCGTCAAAGGCATCTGTACCATTGACCGTTGTGATGCGAACCTGTGTAAGAGTGTCGGAAAGTGTTTTAACGCCTCCTATTAAGACATTCCCCTCATTGACTCCATCCTTTCCTGTGTGATTGCCTGCAGCGACCCATTTATTACCAGAAATACAATAAAGCGTTATTTCTCCTTTTCGATCTCCAGCAGTGGATCCCCACGCAGACACAAAACCAGCGGTCGAACTCGTGAAATTACCGTTGGCAGTAAAAGTTTGAGCCGATTGGCTAACGTATCCGGTTGTTTCAATACCGCCAGAATCTCCAATCTGAATCAATAGATTAGATGTCCCGTTGGTACTTACTTCATCAAGCAAAATTGTAATTTTTAACGCACCGCTTGGAATCCCTGTAAAATCAATCGATGTACCACTGGTAGATGCAACAGCAGTCCCACGAGTCAAGTTGCTGGCGCTAACCGTCGCCCAACTCAGACTTCCACTGCCATTCGTCTGCAGGTACTGCCCGCTGTCGCCGTCCGTGTTAGGTAGCGTCAGGTTGACATCCGTGGCAATGCTGCTGGGAGCGTTCAGCTCGACGTAGTTGCCGCTGCTATTGCGAAGCCGGAGTCCCATCAGCTTGCCTCCTTGGGATACTTAGCCTTCACGGCAGCACACGCGGCGTAATACTCGTCAAGCTTAGTGCTATCACCCTCAGACGCCCAGTACAAGGCATCGGCTAGATCAGTGATGGGTGGGTATTCCGGTTGGCGGTTGCGTTGGTACTGGGTAGCTGCGTAGTCAGCCTGAAGGCGAACAAGCTCTGCTTGAATCTCAGCTTCAGATGGCTGAGCTTGTTTGGTGTCTAGCCATTCAATAACCTCGTCATGAATAACATATTCAGCTGTCGGACGAAGTGAATAAACAGCATCACGATAAGTAAAATTCATGCTGCTACCTCCAGCAAGATCATGGTACTTTGATGGTTTTCATATTGAAATTGAACGTCGTTAGCGGATCTGCGTGCTTGAGTTTTGTAAGTAATAGTGTCTCCTAACGTGTACGTTGGATCATCTTGATAATTTAGTGCAACATAGAAAAAGTTGTATTGATTTAGAGATCCTGTTTCGTTGTAATACTGATTAGACGATACTGATCCATTATCGCCCCAAACCTTAGTTGAATTTCTAAGCAGTGCGAGAGCGACATTTTGATAAATTCCTCCCCAAATTCGGCAACTTTGATTCACGATTGCTATGATGTTGCTGTTAGCTGCAACTGGTTGTATTGATGCGCTTAAACCTGTATCAACAAGCGTAGTGCTGTTAGTAGCCGTGGGTGTTGCTGTTGTCCCTTGAACCACCTGCAAAATCTTCCCACCAGCACCTGCTGCCAGCTTGGCTGCCGTTACCGCGCTAGTAGCCAGCATGTCGGTATCGACGACGCCATCAGGCAAGCCACCGACCGATACGCCTGTAAGTGTGCCGTCGCCCGAGATAGTTACTGCCATGACTCAAACGATAGTCCAGCTTTGACCGGAACCGATGGTGACCACCACTGAGCTGTTGATCGTGATCGGACCAGCACTCATGGCGTTGGTTGATGCAGTCAAAGTGTAATTGGTCGTCACGGTTTGGTCGTTCTCGTAGAACACTTGGTCCGTGCCACCGCCAGTTGCGCCACCGCCGCCGCCAATCTCTCCCCAAGCACCAGCGACGTAACCCTCAAATTGGTTATCGGTCGTGTTGTACCGAAGCATCCCGTTGCTGGGAGTGCCAGGGCGTTCACCCGTCGTACCAGCAGCCACGTCAATGGCGCCAGTGCCGGTCATGTTGATGTTGCCGGCAAAACTGGCTGTACCCGTAAAGCTTGGGGAAGCCAGTGGCGCTAAGCCGAGGTTGGTGCTAGCCAGCGTGCCAACAGTTACCCATGCCGTGTCCGCCGCATTACGGATCTTGAGGAGTCCGTTTGTGGTGTCCGCCCACCACATGTAGGCGTAGGTCGTGGTCGGCTCGGTGGTGTCGCTGTTATTGCTAACGATTGCCGCTAAGGCACCATTCAAATCTGAACGGACTGCCGCGCCCGTTCCATTAGCAATGACGTAATCGTGGGTTGCCAAGGCGCCGCCCTACGTGTTCATTTCTTGCACTTTAGCCGACGCGACCGAAACCGGTAGCTGACCAGTTGAACTGACGCGAAATGCTGTTATCTCCCGAATCCTTGAAGTGGACCGTGAAGCCGGTGCTGCTGACGTTACTGACCTCGAAGTAGTCGCCGCCCTGCATGTTCTGAGCTGTGATGCCGATTGATGGCAGGGTGCTGTTGACGCCGCCCAGCACAGTCGTACCAGTGAAGAAGGCGTTGGCGAAGGTGACGTTGGTGGCGCCAGCACTGCTGGTAACCGTGGCGGTGCTTTGGTCGGTGCGACGCTGGAAGGTCGCCTTGTAACCCAGTTCGTCGATCAGGATGTTTTGGTCGATGCTGAAGGATTCGAGCTGGGCGCGGAACTGGAACGCCCTACCTCGGAAGGTGCCATTCACAAATGGTTGCCAACCGCTCCAGGTTGGTGTGCCGGCGGGGTTGTCGTCGGTGCGGCGCAGCTCTAGGACGGCATTGACCGAATCCACCACGTCGCCGTCGAAGTTGTCCCAGGTGTCGATGAGGGCAACGCGGTTGTCGATTAGGTCGGCGGGCAGGAAGCCACGGGTGACGAAGCGGCGCTGAAGATCCAGCGAGAACACGGATTCCAGATCCAGCGTGTTGGTGAACTCGTAGGTGGCGCTGTTGAGGACGTTGCCCAAGAAGTCGAAGTTTGGGATGTCGTCGAGATCCGGTTCTTCGTCAATGTCGGCGTCGCCATCAATCGTCAGCGCGTCGTAATCCTCGCTGTAGAAGCAGTCGGTTTTATTGCCTTGGAAGGGCGGGGTGTCTTGATCCTCGCGGCGTACTTGGACTGTGAATTCGCCAAGGGCATCCGGGTAATCAATGATGACGCTGGTTTCGTTGGTGCTTTGACGCCCGCCGTCATCCTCAAACTTGACCAGAACTTCGCCTTCAACTGCCGGGATGGTTGCTTCCGTGGAGTTGCCCGGTACAGCGGCGATTAGGTCAACGCTGTTGCTCCAGGTGCCGGTGCCATCGGTCAGGCTGCTGTGGCGGATTTGAACTTTGCCGCCTGCCAGCACGTCAGCTTCGGTTGAGGCGTCCCAGCGCAGACGACCGGTATTGGCGTTGATGCGCTCGAAGGACAGGTTCTGGACTTGTGCTGGTACGGCGGTTTTGCCGATTGCCGTGAAACTGAACGGCGTGAAGTCGGATGACTGCCGACCCAGCGAGTTGATGCTGTAAATCTCGAAGGTGTAGGTGGCGGCGCGGGTATCGAGGATTTCGGCGTCGGGCTTGGTGACGGTGACCTGTTCCCAGTTGTCGTTGCCAGCGCGATAGCGGATCTTGTACTGCGGGATGCCCTTGACGGCTGCCCAGCTCAGGATGATCTTGACCTTTGCCTTGTCGTTCGAGATATAGAACTTTTCAACGGCTTTCGGGCTGGTGGGCGGCGATGGGATCGGATTGAGGTTGCTGATCTGCCGCGTGGCAAGTTTGAAGCCGCGTTCAACGTGCGCGTATTTGCTGGGGTTGTAGAGCAGACCAGTAATTGAATACAAGTTGCCTTCCGTTTCTTTGACGGTCAGCACGCGGTATTGCTGCGTTTGGATTGAATCGGTTTGGACGATCCAGATGCTGTTGGGATTAGGGGCGGTGCTGAAGGCAGTGGCGACCGATATTGCGGTGCCGGTACGACCGGAGATTTCGCGGGTTTGGATCGTGCCATCCGGCAGTAGCACTGACAAGGTGGCGTGAGTGCTGGGCAGACCTTCCGCATCATCGACAGTGATGATCGTCGTGGTTGCACTTGCAATCCTGCCGCCGTAACGCACGCCGGAACGTACAGGATCTTGTACGTCGATTACAGCGCCAGGGCGAACAAGGCTTCCAGCGTCAATCGAAGTGGTGAAGCTGATAACTTCCGTTTCGTTTTGTTCGCTGAAAAGAATCCACTGCCCGAGGCGGTTGGCTTGACCGCGTGATGTGCAGGCAAACGCTTTGATTTCAGTAGCCACCCAGCCGTATTTATCAATCGCGTCGCGGTCTTCGACGATCTCGTAATTCTGTTCGCGGGTATCAAGGTCTAAGTAGCTGACGATGGCGACGGTGTGGCGGGTCTTTAGGTCGGAACCGGCATAACTAAAGCCAGGCTCCAGCACATTGGAGCGGTTGAACAGGTAGCTGGAATCTGTCGGCTTATCTTGAGTGATCGTCAGCGTGCCAGTAGACCAGTACGGCTGGCAGCGCATCACACTGCACAGGTCGTTGATCAGCTTGTACGCCTCGTACTGGTTTTGAATCAGCGCGTTGCAACTGAAGCGGGCTTCTTGCGTGCCATCGCCTAAGCCTGCATCAACAAGCTGATTGCTGTAAACAGACGCGGAATAGAAGGCGAACTTATCGAGTTGTGCCTCGACAATATGGTCGCCAAAGCCATAACGCTTGTTGATCAGCAGGTCGTACAGGATCCACGCTGGGCAGGTTGTCCATTGCGCTGCGCCAAACGTGCCAGTCCATGTGCCTGCGTAGGTGATTCTCCCGGTGTCTTGATCGACGGTGGCGTTGTTGGGGATTTTGACCTTGATGCCACGGATGCGATATGCACGCGCTGGGATGCTGTTGAACTGTTCTGCCTGAAAACGAACGGCAGCAAGTGCGCTGTTGGGATAACGCAGCTTTTGATAAATCAGTTCGGTGTAGGCGACAAAGATTGTCGGGTTGACGTTGGTATCGCTGCTGTCTGCAGATACACGTACCACGCGCAGATCAACGGGAAATGCACCATCAATGTCGATGAGGTAATCACGCTCGTATTTGTCTGCTGTGCGCCCGCTAATCGTGTCAGTTTTGACGGTAGTAAAACCGCCGCCGTTGTACTGAAGCTGGATGTCAATCGTGACGCTAGTACCGAGAATGTCGCCTTCTGCCGTTCCAGCCTCAAGACGTGGGATTGCCATGCTGACGCGCACTGCATCAACATTGGTGTCGGTGATCTGCCGGGTGACAGGTGTTGCCTGTACGACTTCGGTGTTGACGCTGATTACGTCTTCTGTGGTTTCACCGAATTTGGGGATGTAGTCCTGAGCGTTTGTGCCGTAACGGGCTTCGACGCTGACGCCCTTGAAGTTGTAATCCGCGTCGGTCAGGTTGGTGACATCGGCGCCAGATCGCAGGACTGGTGTATCCGTCAGATATACGTCTTTGAGCAGGGCAAGGTTGTAGTTGGTCGTGCCACGGGTGTAGGCGCGGGCAGATGGGAAGCCTTCAATCTCGCCTTCGCTAAGAAGGTCAAGGATGTTGGCAAAGGCAGTTGAAGCGAGGTTATCCGCCGTGCGGATTGGTGTACGAACTGCTGGTGCTGCTGCCTGCTGAACGACAACTGTTTGCTGAACAACGGGTTGACTGCCACCGCCACCACCGCCAGCGCCGATGATCTGGTTTTGCTTTTTCTCAGTCATGTCAGATCGTGTCAACGTCGATGCCAGCAGAAATCACCACCGAGCCAATGATGGTTTCGCCGTAGACGACTGGCACGGGTACGCCCTGACGACTTGTGTTCTGAATACCACTAAAGCTGTAAGACTCCTGTGGGTCTAGTTCTGTAGCTTCTGTGGTTGTTGTCCTGTTGCCCAGCGTGGATGTTGCTGGACCAAGTTGACCGATTTGTGGGGTGGGCGACAAGAGCTGAGCGACGCCACCGACGACAAGACTTAAACCAATGCTTCCAGCAAGCACTGAAGCTCCCGCCAAAAATGCAGATCCCCCCGCACTGATGGCACCTGCACCAAGGCCCAAAAATCCGGCGCCTAAAGGTGCAAATACAATCGCTGCGGCAATCAGGGCGACGCCCGCAATAATTTTGCCCGTACCGCCACCAGCACCACCCAGTACGGGGACAATCTTGATGATCTGACTAGCGGGATGATGAATCTCGTCTAAATCACTTTCGTAGTTATCAACAATTACCTTGTAGTGCTGGTCTGCCATGTGGCGTTCCAGTCCAGGGAAGTTTGCCAGCAGCATTCGGATTGCTTCGCCTGCGCTGCTGATCTCGGCCAGAAACTTCCGCTGTCCGATGAACTTCGCTAGTGGACCGTAGAGCCTAACTTCCTTTTCCATGGCGCAAGACCCTACCAGTGCATTTTAGGAGCCACTCGCCCAATAAGTCACGGCTGGACAGGCGACCACGTAAATGGTGCAACACAATCTGGTCACCGATGTAGACGCCGACGTGGTTGAGCTTGTTGGAGTCGATTGCCATCAGCATCGCGTCGCCGGGTTGCATCTCTGCAATGTCCACCTCGTAGAAACCCGCTTCGCGCCAGCAGTCATCGAACATCGGATTTTGGTTGAACTCCTCGGGTGTGGTCGGGCGGTCCCAGTCCGGTAGCTGCAAGCCCTGTTCGGCGTACCAGTCGCGCACCAGCGTCCAGCAGTCGCTGACTCCCCATACCCACGTCCGCCCGATCAACGGCGCTTTGTAGCCTTCAGGCGACAGCTCTCCCCACTGTTCGGTCTTCGGATTAACGATGTACCAGGGCAAGCCGGATTTTTCGCAGGCAACACGATCTGCCTCGCTTGGGATTGGTGGTGTGATCGGGTGGCTATGCACGACGCCCACAATTTCGCCTTTGTCTTCGGCGGCGGCGTAATCCGCAGGGTCAAGGATGAAAAACTCGTTACCTTCTGCCAAGTTGCGGCATGGGATGTACCGCTTGCGACCCTTGATGACCACCAGCAGACCGCAAGCCTCACGCGGGTCTTCCGCCTTGGCGTGTTCCAGTGCTGCGGCTTTAGTAGTGCGGTTCATCCGTTAAACGCGCCGATGCCGGGGAAACCCCCAAACGGTAGGGCGTTGGTTGAGCCAAAACGAAGCTGGCAGCTACTGAGGCGTTTGCCGCAGCGATCTTGGTCCGTGTTGCCAACGGTGTTGTCGTTTTCGTCGTAGTAATTAGCGCCGCTATAACCGCACTCGGCGCCTTTGTAGACCCAGGGGCAAAGATTGGAGCTGCATTGACGCTTAGGACTGCGGACGCCAGCGAGATCGAATGTTGCCGCGAGTTCAAAAGTTACCGCGTCTCTGTTTTCGTTGACTTTACGGGCGACGTAATAGATCTCGTCGGGGAGTTTTGCGCTGGTGTCCGGTGTGCCGTAGGGATTAGTGCCGCCGGGGAAATTAACGGCGTCGATGTAGCGCACCAGCGTGCGGATGCGGGTCAGCTTGGCACCCGTTAAATCGTTGCCTGCTGTGGTGTTATTGACGCTCAGCAGAATTGCCGTGATGCCGCCCAATAGGTTTGACACCTTAATTGTCGGCCGCGGCAAGCTGCCACTCTCAGCGTTGTACTCAAAACCCTCGACTTCAATAGGGAATTTGCTGTAAGCGTTGCCAGCCCAGATCAGGTCTTGTGCGCCGGAGCCGACAGCATTGATGCCCGCGTGGAAACGATAGGTATAGGCAGCACCATGCAAATTGGCGAACAGTTCCAGTTCAAACAGCTCGATGATGCTGCTGGGGTTGATCTTCTGGAGTTCTGAGGTTGGGACTGCCATTAGGGCTCGAAGACCTGGCGGAAGGTGGCGTTGATTGTGGAGAGTGTTGGATAGTCAATCGTTTTATCCCATTCCGTACAAACCCACTTGTAAGAGGTGGTCTCGTCTGGAGGTGTCCAATCGAAGCTGGCGCTGTCCTCAGCACGTGCATTGAGGAAAGTTTCGATAGTGTCAGCGTCAGCTTCAGAGATGTTGTTCCACGTAACGCTCCATTCCTTGGGGTTCATGTGTGCAGGAATCCCATACAGGAGCCGCTGCTCGTACCCGTCGCCGAACTTAACAGTGCGGGTCTTAGGAGCACTACGCTTCCTTGCGCCGTAACTGATACTGATGGAAGGAAAGGTGGCCATTATGCGAGCAAACCTCCAGGACGTTTCTGTTTGATCAGCTCTTGGCGGATGGCAACGCCGAGGGCTTCGCCAAGCTGTTTGCCTTGCTTGCTATCGCCAGCGGCTTGTGTGCCGGTTGCGTCGACATTAACCACGATATTGCCCATCGCACCACCGGTCTCAACACCTAGGCGGCCATCAGATCCGCGCTTCAAGGGGAGGATGGCCTCTGGTCCGGCCTCGCCCATCAGCCCGAAGCGGCCTGCGCCGCCGTCCGCGTAGGCGAACATGGTGGGCTTATTGACGACGCCGCCCATTGCATAAGCCTTGACGCCGCGGTCGAATACGCCGCCCATGGCAAACCCCAGAGCACCTGTACGTGCCATAAAGGCTGCATTGCTCTCTTTACCGACCCCAGCGGGAGCACCCCCAGGCAGGAGACCCACAATCGAGTTGAGAATTGCCATAGTGATCATCTGCTGGATGATCTTTGCGGCCATGTCGAGGAAGTAATTAGCCAGATTCTTGAAGAATGAGGACAGCGCTTCCTGTGTTGTTTGGCTGCCGTTAATTACGTTGGTGAAGGAGGTGCTGAAGGCCGTGCCAATGGCGTTAGCGCCGCCAACAATTTGATTGACGGGATTGAGTAGCTCGGTCATTTCCTGCTTGAGTTTGGCGATGTTCTGACTCATCTGCTCAAACTGGGTTGGATCGATCTCCTGGCGGTAGAGGTCGACGCCTGCTTGGATTCGAGCTTCCGCTCCAGGTAATCCCTCAAACTCTTTTTCTAGGCGCTTGCGCTCTCTAAGTAGCAGGATGCTGTTGTACTCCTTCTCGTTAAGCAGACCAACCTTGTATGCGCGATCCTCAAGTTCTTTATTTAGATCTTGGTCAAGTCGTGCCATCTCACGATGACGGTCCACCATGTCGCTAAATAAGTCGGTGGTGCTCGACGTGGCACGGTTATACGCCTCAGCTAAAGCTACGCGCTGCTTCTCAGGAGTTTCATTGAGCTTATTAGCCTCATAAACATCGAGAGCATACTGGGCCTTAATCTCGTCGAGCTTTATTCCACTTTCCTGCGCTGTTAGGAGTGCAATACGTAGATATGCTTCCTGTTTTGTGTAGTCGAGCGCTTCTTTGGCTGCCTTCTTTTTCTTACCTTCAGCTCCGCCACCATCCTCACCTTTAGGGGGTTTGAAATCGGTAAGGCCGGGTATTTCTGGTGCCCCCGCTGCGGGTCTTGTAGGTAAAGCAATAACGCCTCTAGCAAAAGCTGCTCTTTCTCTTAGAAGCTCTTTACGAAGGCCCCGCTCTCCGGTTTCCATGCCTCCAACTAACGGGGCAAGCGGCCCGAGCAATCCCTTGGCTACTTCAGGTAAAGAATCTAGGCGTTTGCCCTCCTGCTGAATCTGAGCAAGCGTTTTACGTGCTGTTTCCTGCTGTTCCCTAGTAGCTGATCCGCCAAATATGCCCGCTGCTCCACCCTGGGATTTACGGCCACGGATTCGATCCAGTTCTTGCCTGGCTTGAATCAAATTCTGTATGCCTAATACGGCAACAGTAATAACAATTGGAGCTGCGGCGGCTAAGGCGAACGCACGCAGTGATGCACCTGCGGCTTTTATACGCATCTCGGCGACGATCGCTTGCTGGGAGGTGCGGGCGAAGCCAGCCTGGAGCGCTAGGAATACGGTGCTGATAGGCCCGTTCATTGCAATGAACGCCTTCATTGCCAGATTGACTAGTGCAAAAGTTGCGGCGAACTTGGCGATAGCGGCAATGTTCTTAGCGTTGTCCAGAATTAGCTTCAGGCCGCTGGCAACTGCCTTAGCTGCCTCAATGAGTGAAGGGGTGATGTCGGTAAGGAACTCAGCGAAAGCGTTCTGGAACTCAGCGCCAATGGGCTGGAGCGCCTTGCCGACTTCCAGTTTCATCTGGTTGAAGGCAACCGTCAGACGCGCACCAGCGTCAGCACTGCTGCTGGCGATTTGCTGAGCCGTCCCGGTAAAGCGCACACCGAGCGCTTCAACGAAGTTCATCAGCTCGTTCAAGCCGACTTCACCCTTCTTGAGCGCATCCTGCAGCTCAGGCAGAGACATCTTGTTGGCTTCGGCGAACATCGTCACCGCACCGGGCAAACGCTCACCTAACTGACCGCTTAGTTCTTCTGCGCTGACCTTGCCTTTAGAGAAGACCTGAACCATGGCGGTAATTGCGCCTTGGACGTCTTCCGCACTGCCGCCAGTTGCCTTGATGGCGGCGGTGACGTTATTGAATACCATTTCGGCATCAGTGACTGAGCCGCCAGCACCCTTAACCGCAGCACTTAGGCGGGTGATGCCGCTAATTGCAACTTCCTGAGGGATATTCAACCGCTCTGTGATTGAAGCCGCGGCCTGGAGGGCGCGGGTGTATTCGCTTTGACTACCAGCAACGCCGCGCAGTGCGATCTGCAGCTTGCCGATTTGAGCGGCGTAATCCGCCGTAGCGGCAAGTTGTTGGCGCAGCCCGCTTATTTGCGCGCCAATGGCTGCACCGGCAAAGGCACCGCCAACACCGCCAAGCGCACCACCGGCCACACCGCCTAAGAGACCTTCGGGGCCACCGAAGATTCCGCCGGAGATTGCGGCACCTGCAACTTGGGCGTAGCCGCGGGCGCCTAAAGCCGGACGCGCACCAGCTCGTTGCGCCGATAAGCGCATTGATTCGGCAGCACTCGTGACCGGGAAGATATTGTCCGGGCGTACTGGTCCCTGGCGCAGGGGAACAATGCCTTCGCGAGTACCACGGGCAATGATCGCGCCGGTGGCTGGGTCTCTAAATCCAGCGGCTCCTGGAGCTAGCGGACCTTGGGTTCTGTAGTACTCCTGGATGTCGGCAAGCTTTTTGGCGCGTCGAGTCGATGCGTCTTGAGCTGCTGAAAGGCGGTCGTAGGACGCCGCAACCAGATCATTAGAGCCGGCGAGTTCACGCTGCAAATCCGCAAGGCGGTTTTGCGTGATGAAGTAGTCAGTGCTGGTGCGGTCCAGGTTCTCGAGGTCCTGGGCCAGCTCTGAAATTTGAAGACGTAGAGCGGCGGTGGTGTTGGGTAGCCGCTGATCGACGCGAAGTGCAGCCAGAGCCGGACCACCGGCCTCGAGATTCACGCCGCGGGCAGCTGAAATTACAGCTTGACGTTGCTGAGCACGACCGAAAGCAGCGCTGCGCTCCTGGATCTGCTGCAGAATTTCAGCGTATCGAGCACTTGTAACGCTGTACTTACTAAGTTCCTGGTTGAGTTGTGCAATCTGGCGCGTAAACGCATCCGATTTACGTGCAGGTATTTGAGATAAAACCTGACCGATGGTGCGAGTAGCCTGCTGCTCGGTTTGCTTAAGCCCGACATCAAGAGCCTTTAGCTCTTTAGTCAGCCTGCTTATGTCATTGGTTAGTTGGATATATGCGCGACTGCCGATTGTTGCCTGATCGCGCAGTCCCTTGAATGCTTCGAGCTGACCACGGATGGATTGCGTGGAGCGATCACCCGCTTTTGCAAACTCTGTAATACTTTTGCGGAGCTCGAGAAGGCTCTGCTGACTGGGACCTAAGGACTGATCAAGACCGCGGAAAGCGCTCTTCAGCCGGTCGACGCCCTCAATACCCTGGACGCCTAGCCGGAGAATAATGTCGCTTACCGTCTTAGCCATCGGAGCGCTTGCTTAGTTCGCTTAGTGCTGCGGCCTCCATGATCTGGAGACCTTCAAGCATGTCGCGGCGATTGCCCACATTGTAGAGGTCAAATAAGCCGCCGTTACTAAGCAGCACCTCGTACTTCAGACCGACGTAACCGGCCATGCTGACGGTCCACTGGGTCTGCATGCGCAGGAACATCATCACGATGTCCCAGTTCTCATCCCAGACCTCGAAGTCTTTGCCGCTGCTTTCTTCTGTGGGCTCGGGGGTGGGCAGGACAATGCCGAGGGCTTTGGCATCGTCCTGCGACTTATCCTCGACGCGCTTACTGCCGCCCGCCCAGAAGATCGCAGCCTCCTTTAGTTTCCCGCCCGCGCCCCTTCAAAGGTGTCGGTGTAGGCCTTGAGGACTCCGCGGATCCAGTAAGGATCGTCGCTAAGTTCGCGCACAGCCTCCAGAGAGAAAGGTACAGCCTTACCAGCCTCATCTTCGATGCCATCCCATCCGGCCAATACAGCTTTGAGGAGGTCGAATTCACTTTTCTCACTGAGCTTGAGGAACTCTGCACGTCCCAGGCGCTTGAACACTGCGTCGAAGGTCGTGGTTTCAAATGTCCCGCCGTCAGAGGGTTCCTCCACGTTCACGGGCCACTTGAAGGTTTTGACCTTTTTGCGAATGAACGCCATAAGTTGCAGTAGTAGTTCTGCTTCAGCTTACATCTAAGTTATCGCGTTGCGTAAATGCGATTTACGGCTGGAACTTACGGCCCCAGCCGGAGTTCGGACCATCGGGCAACCAGCGTGCTTTCAGCATGGAGCGGCTATAGACAGTGCCGCGGCCGTTGGCAACGGGACCGGAGTAGGCGTCGTTGCAGCTGCCGTAAGGGTCATTGACGATGAAATCACCCTTAGAGGTCATGCCGATGACCACACACATGTGCCCGCCTGTAGGCGCTGATAGTGAGCCGCGGTGCAGGATGCCAATGACTACTGGACGTCCCAGGCGCAGTTCGGTTTCAAGATCAGCGAAGCCGAGGTTTGTATGCCAGGTGGAGTTGAGGCCGTAATCCTTAAGCAGGCGGGTTTGCGCTCCATGGTCCGTTGTATCGCCATACCCCCCACCAATTAGGCGGCGTAGGTAGTCGTCATCGCCTTTGATTGCGTTAGAGCGGAAAAAGGCGAGGCACATTGCGCAGGAGCTGCTATTGCAGGTCCGGTGTGCCTGGGTGTAATTGTCGACCTGGTTGAAGTAGGGGACGGTGAGGCGAATGCTGCCGTCACCGGCGGGGGCAGGCTTCTCCTCTTCACCCTCAAGGCCGTTCCAGTGACCGTTAAAGAGCCACCAAGTTCCCTGGCCATAGGGCAGTTCGACTTGGGTGTGGACGTCTTGCTCGCTCAGTACCTTGACTCCCTGGTACTGCTTACCCTTACTTACCGCAGACTTCTTACCGGGCTCAAGTTCTGCTCCGGGAACCGGCTCCTTCTTGAGCAGAGTGTCGTGAGATGCGGTGAGGTCCATGAACCCGCGGTGTGCTTAGTCGAGCCTAGGCAATAAAAAAGGGGCTGCCTAGGCAACCCCCGTGAATCCTGACCGCGGCTTAGGTGTAAGCCAGGGAGAATTCGTCGTTGCCGCTGGTGCTGGGCACGCAGGTATAGGGGATGGTCAGCATTGCGATGCCATCCTGATCGCCGTAGCTCACGTCGCCGATGTCAACCTTGGTGGAGGCGAAGTCGACGATGTTGCCGGCAACCGTGCCGTGGGTGAAGTCGAGGTTCCCCAGGGTGGTGTCAGTCAGAGCCGCTGCGAAGTAATCCTTCGTGGCGATGCTGATGGCTTCGATGGTGGTCGAGCCAGTGGCGGAACGATCGGTCAGCAGCACTTGCTTGGTGCCGCCCACCAGCTCGCGGTAGACCAGGGAGTTGCCCAGGTCGAAGCTGAAGGACTGCAGAGCGCCGGCATAGGACAGGAGCTGGAAGCTGCTGGTGTTGCCGTTCTTGAAGATCAGCGGGTTTGCCTGGTTTGCGTAGGTCGCAGAGGGCAGGGCGCTGTCATCGGGGGCGTTGTACACGCCGGTGAAGGTGAAATCGATCGTGGGGATTTCGCCAACGGCAGCGTTGATAGTGAAGGTTCCGCGGGCACCGGTGACCTTGTGGCGCAGACCATCGATGTTGTAGTAGATGGTCACGGAGCCGAAGCTCGCGCTCACAGGGGCGTAGGTGACGCTGGTGGAAGCAACGATGGTTTCGCTCAGGCCGCAAGCTTGGAGAGCTTTGCCGTAAGCGGGGGCCGTACCAGCGGTGCCGGAACCGGTCAGCTCGACGCTGAAGGTGCATTCAACGCGGGTGTTGGCGAGCAGCTGCTGGCTGGCACCCAGGTAGGGACGCACCACGTCCCGGTTGACTACATCACTCTGCTGAGGGGTGATGTTCAGATCCCGCACCAGAACGGCGTCGGCGCCGGTTGGAGTCGGATCCGTCCCGTACGTCGACTCCGTCTCGATCAGAATCAGGCGTTTCCGCAGTAGCAGGGCCATTGGTGGTTACCTCAGATGGTGTTGGGGGAAGCGTGCGCTTAAGTAACGTGCGCTCGCCCGTTTCCGGGTCCAGCAGGTAACTCCCGCCTTCACCACGGTGTTCATCAGTCATGGTAAGTCGACTGGGTTGATAGGCCTAAGGCTACCCCTTTTTGCTCAGCTGGTCAGATCAGCAACCTGTGTTCTGTACAGCACTTCGTATTCACAGAACACGACGCCGGCAGGTTGATCTGCCTCGAAGAAGTTGAAGGTCGTTTGTGCAGGCTGGATGTCGATTGCGTATCCGCCAAGCGTTAGGTCCGCCATAAGTTTGCTGTGCATGCTCTCGATAATTGCGTCGGCAGTTGTATCGGGAGTTGTGCTGCGAACAATGACGCTAATTCGGACGCGAAGGGTCCAGTCCAGGCGGGGAAGGCTGGTGTTCTGGACTGCGGTGTCGGTGAGCGGCTCGATGATGATCGCTGGTGACTCGGCGCGGGCCATGGGCTCGACCCGCGAGCGATAGATCCGCGTGCCAACGCCGGTCGTATCTGTCAGTGCAGTGCGAATGGCACTGAGGACACGTTCACGCTTAGTTGTCATGGCTTGGAGTACAAGGAGCCGAAGGGTCCTGGATCGGGCCTGTTATTAACTATGGCTTGTGCCCGTCTGTAGATATGGCAATCAGTCTTACCGGCGCGTTCCAGCGCCTCTAATACCTTTACCCAGTTCTCCTTAGTGCGCTTATCCATGCGTGCATTATGAGCATGGATGCAGTTATGCGCTTTAGTCGCAGGCCATTGTGATGATTACGGATTCACCGGGATCAATCGCACTAACCCGTGAACGTACGTAACGCACCACGCGATTTGGATAGAAGACCGCACTTACACCAGTGGAGCCATGGGTTTTTGCCTCATCTAAAGAGAACCAATGTGTGCCATCGAGACTGCCCTCGTCGATTGTGGTGACATTGTTTCCCGTCACGTCATGCACAAACGTGAAGCTATCACCGCTGACTTCTACTGCGGCGGTCTCTCCGACAGCGGTTAGCGTCCCTAGTTCAACAATGTTGGACCGGCGGTCGGCCCAGGCTCCGTAGATCTCAGGCATCAGTTTTTCATCAGGAAGACTTGCGTGATCTTGCCGTCGTCGATCAGCATTGGTTCACGCACGGTGTAATTCGTGCCGTCGACGGTAATGGCTGAGCCGCGTGCCAGGCTCGGAAAATCAGACGTTTTGACCAGCAGTTTGTAGTCAGTGGTTAGGACTACGCCGTCAGCGATGATTTCGCTCGGCATATCGAGGATGCCTACTGCCGTGGTGTTTCCAGAAGTCACCGACAGGCCAAAGCCCGCAGTGGAGAAGAAAACGTCTAAGTCTTCTGTGAATGCCATGGATACAGCCTAGTCAAAGAAAAGCGCCCAGACCCACTTAGGTCCGGGCGCCCTAGTCGACGCTTACGGCTTAGCCGTACTTGGCCACGCCCACAGCGTTCACCGAGAAGGTGAAGGAGGGGGTGGTGCCGCCGATGGTGTACTTCACGCGGACATAGCGGCGAGCGCTGTCCTTGTTGACAACCAGTTTCTGGGCAGAAGCGGTGCCGGTCACCTGGGTGAAGGCGGCGCCGGTGATGGCGGCGAAGCTGGAGTTGTCAGCGGAATCCTCGATGGTCACGTCGAGGGTGGGGCTGGTGCCGGTGCCGGCTGCAGAGTCCAGCAGGAAGACGACGTCGCCGTCGTAGGTCTGCAGGTCGATGCCGCTGGTCTGGCCAGTGGCGGTGCGGGCAGCGGTGGGGTGGCCAGCGATAAGACCGAGCTTATCGAGGGCTTGCTGAAGGATGGCCATGACTTACTCCTTAGGAGTGGTGGAACGGGTGCGCTTGGGCTTTGCCTCGACCTCGGCTTTGGGCTCCGGTGCAGGCTCGGCTTTGGGCTCTGGTTTGGGTTCAACTACTGGTTCGGGAGCAGATTCGGCCACACGGGCCTTATTCATTCCGATCAGTAGATAGGCGTCCGAATCTCTGACCTCGACGAAGGAGCCCTCTTGCGTGGGCTCCCCGTAGATCATCACCGGCCGCAGGATCTCAATTCGCATGAGTCGTTAAGCGGTGATTAGATCTCACTTAGAGATCAGGTGGCGTAGCAGAAGGCGCCGGGCTGCTTGACGGCCACATCCACGTCCTGCAGGGCGATGATGCGGACGGTGCCTGCGGTAGCACCGGCGTAAGGATCCACGGTCAGATCCAGACCGGACCACATGCCCATGATCATCATCGAGAAGTCGCCGAACAGTGCGTCGTTGCTGGCGAGCTGGTTGGAGACGATGGCGGGATAGCCGTTGATCTCGTTGTTCTCGAAGACGAACATGCCAGTGTTCGTTGCCTTCTCGGTGCTCTTCAGCGCACCACGGGCAGCGGCGTTCACCACGTAACGCAGCGAGCCGGCGTCGGCGTTGGCGGATGCAACGTCGGTCTCCATGCCGATGTACTCGGCGAAGGTGCCATAGCTGGTCAGGGACTGAGTGCCGATACCGGTCACGTTGGTCAGACCCAGAGGCTGGTTGGCAGAGCCGGTGCCGTAGATGGCGGCGCGGTCAAGCTCGAGGGCGATCACGCGGGCCAGGTCGTTGCGCACCATGCCTTCCACGTCGATGGAGGACTGGAGCAGCAGACGGCGGGAGTAGTCAACAAAAGCACCCACGGTCTTGGGGGTCATGTTGACCTGGTCGATTGCCTGCTGGCTTTCGGTGGGGGAGGAACCCTCGCCGACCCAGTAAGCAGTGGCGGCCGAAGACTGACGGGGGATGCTGATGTTGCCCTGCAGGCCGCTCAGCATGGTCACGCCGGCTTGAGCCAGGGCAAGACGGTTGCGGAGCAGGTCGATGAAGGAGCCGGACAGCAGCTCGTCGGCAACCAGGTTGCCACCGGCGGTGGAGGTGCCGACCACCAGATCGCGACGCAGCACCTCGTTGGGCACCACGATGCCGTTGCTGGAGCGCTCGTACTTCTTAGCGGCGGCTTCGCCAACTTCGATCTCGAACTCAGCCGAACGACGAGCAGAAGCGTCGCCAGGGTTGGCCAGGTAGTTCAGAGCGCGAACAAAGCTGAAGCGCTTGGTCTCTTTTTCAGACAGGCCAACGTCGTTGGTGGTGACGTCAGTCGAACGGATGGGTTGTTCCACGGGAGTAGAGCCGAGTTTGTCGAGGACGGCAGCACGAGCCTCATCGAGGGTGCGACCACCGTCGATGAGTTCGCGAGCCAGGTCTTGCATCTGGTGCTTAGCGCCCAGTGCGGAAATGGCGGCGATACGAGTCCGCTCGGCCTCAGCGGCCTTGGACCGGATCACCTCCAGATCTGGGGTGTTTTCTTCCATTGCAGGAATGGGGATAGATGCGGTTTCGGCCGCTTGGCGTGTCGTTGCCTCTTCCTCTACTTGCGCAGCGGGAGAAGCTACTTCGTCACTAATACTAGGCTCAGCGACTTGCAAGACCTCATCCATAATCGGTTCCGGGGAAAGTAATGAACGCCCGATCCCAATTGTGGGGTCTGCCGGAATACTTACAACCGAGACTTCGTGCGGTGACCAACGAGTTGCAACAAAGTCACCGTCGCGCTCTTCCATCTTCTCGATGGCGTAGCCGAAGCTAATTCCGCGCAAAATTCCGTCCTTGACGTCGTCAAGAACTTCCTGGGCGAACTTATTGCGCGAGAAACGCACCTTTGCGTAACCGCGGCGCTTGCTCTCGTCGATCCAAGCACGCTCCACCACGCCCACAACCTTGTCGGGATTGTGGTTGAACAGCAGGGGCGCCCCATCGTTCAGACGAGTCAGATCCGCAGCGCTGCCCTCATGGCTAAGTACTTCGTTGCCGAAGTAGCGGGCCACCGGATACTCAGAGCTGAAGGGAAACTCGAAAGTGCGGGCCTTGACGCTGCGGAACTCGGTGGCTTCGGTACGTGTGTACTTACCGCCCTCGAGGTCACGTGCCAGGGCGCGCTCTTCCTCATCCGCGGGCTCATCTTCCATGGACATGGCGTCTTCCGCATCCTCCTCTTCCATGGAGTCATCCTCGCTGTCATCCATTTCGATCTTGATCTCGACTTTGAGCGAACGGATGTCGTCGATCTTGGTCAAGGTGCTGAAACGGTGGCCGACCATCGTTTCGGTCGGTTCGCCATCGCGGTAGATGCGGATAAGGGCGGCGGGATCCTCTTCGGTGGCGTTGATGCTGAACTCGGTGCCGGGAACACCGAGGGTGCCCTCGCGCATCACGTGCTCGATGCGGCCACGAGCTCTGCCGCCCGAGCTATCCCATGAAACGAAGTCACCTTCCTTGAGCGCATCAGGCGCTGCACGCTGGAGTTCAGCATCCATAGCTTTCTCGTTGGTAGCGGGTTCAAACTGGATGGGCGTGTAATCGTTGTCCCTTAGCCATTGACGTGCTTCAGCAGAAGTGAAACGGCTCAGCTTGAAGCGGATTGCCTGAAGCTCAGCAGTTCCTTCCTTAATACCGAAGATGAAATCCACACCCTCGCCACCGCGATTGTTTGCACGGCGGAAACGCTCGTACTGGGAAGGGTCACGCAGACGGGCTGCATGCTCGTTGGGATATGGACGCTCACCGAACTCCACGGCGGATTCATCCAACTCATATAAGTCGAGTGGTCCGTCCATAGGAAAATCGGCCAAGGCTTGCATAAGTCTATCCGCGGAGTTTTTTATGCTCTCCGCTTTTGTAGCGGCCCAGCTCATTCCTGCGTCGCCGCCCCATGCGGCCCAGGCCACGCGACCGGGACTTGGATAACCTTCCTCGCCAGGCCTGAATCCTTCCGCCTGCTTGTCGACTTCATGCCGGGCGAACCAGGCGTTCATCGTTAGTACGGTTTCGGGGCTAAGTTCGTCGCCGCTAAGGATTTGCGTGGCGCGACGAGCAGCTACTTCCGTACCACCGGCTTCGCCTTGCTGTTTCCAGACGCGGTAGCGCTTGGCTTCGTCCCGCATGCCCTTTGTGGGCAGTAAGTCGATTTCCTGCCCGTTTACGAGTGCCATCAGTCAGTACCGATCAGTCGGTTTTGCGACGGCGCGTACTTCTCGTGCGTGCCGGCGGTTCGTCCGCACCTGTAGTTGTAGCTGCGTCAGTTGGAACTTCTGGTGCAGGCTCGGCCGCTGCGGGAGCTGGGGCATCGAGTAAATCCTTGTCCAGAGCAATGCCGGCGCCGGCGGCCAACTCCTGCTCGCGGGCCAGTTCCATGACGTTGTCGTCGTAATCGCCACCGGTGTAGGCGATGATCTGCGCCTTGGTCATGTAGCCGGCCTGCTCAGCTTCGCGGTAAGCCTTGACTTCCTTGAGGGGATCGACCCAGCTCCAGCCGCGAGCCATCCAGCGAGGCGACTCGTAGCGCTCGGGCCGGGTCTCGTAATCAGGCAGGGGCAGCTCACCACTAAGCACGGCCAGGCTTAGCCACTCGCGGAAGACCCGCATGTGGAAGTTCTCGATTAAGTAGTTCTGGATGACGCGCCAATGCTCGCGATCCTCGAGGAGGCTCAGGCGCGAACTCGAATAATTAGTGTCACTGAAATCGCGGCTGAGCGTTTCGTAGGAGCAGCCGAAGCCCGAGGCGAAGCGGCGGACCTTGTTTTTGACAAACATCTCGAACTGCTGGTCAGGCGAGTTGATGTTTGGGACAGTGACGCTCTCACCGGGACTCAGGTACTTATACGTACCAGGCTCGAAGTCGCTTACGCGCTGGTTGTTGTCGACGTCGTCGGCAGTGAGCTCACCTTCGTTATTAGTGATGAAGCCCATGATCGAGGCGGCCACGCGGGCACGGATCACGGCAGCTTCCTCGTAGCCCTGCAGCTGGTGGGCGTCGAACATGACGCTGTGGAACCAGGGGACACCGCGGTTCTGGCCGGGACGCTCCGGCATGAACAGGTGGATGATGTCGTCGGCAGCGATGAAGACGTGCTTTTCCTCGCGTTGTGGGGTGCCCTGGAACCAGTAATCGCCGGGGTGACGAGTCAGGAAGGCATAGCGAACGGGGCGGCCCCACTCGTTGACTTCAACGCCGTTGCGCCATTCGTTGGAGCGCTCCAGCGTGCCACCCTGGTACTCCTCATCCAGTAGGTCGCTCTCAAGGAGCTGCAGGGCGAGGGGGATGCGGGATTTGCCGAAGGGGCGGCGGACAATGCGGAACAGGGCTTCACCGGATTCGGGGAGCGCTCCAGTGGCAAGCCATTCAAGTTGGTTGAAGCTGTAGCGGCCCGCGACGTCGCAGCTGTCGGCGCGACACCAAGCGTCCCACTTGGATTCGATGAGCTTGTTGATTCGATCATCCCGCTTATTACCGCGCAGCTGAAGCACCTGGGATTGCAGCTTGATCCCGGTGCCGACGACGTTGATTTGGGTGGTCCGCTTCGCCTGGCGGGCGTAAGGGTTGTTGCGGACCATCTCGCGAGAGCGGTCGCGCAGCTTGCGCAGGCTGGTACGGATCTCAGCGTCGGCGCTGGTCTGCGACGCCAACCAGTCATTGGTTAGGCGGGAGATCAGCGCACCTTGGTAGGAGCGGCGACGGGGTGCAGGCTGGGGCTGCTTAGCGCCGAAGCCCAAGAAGTTGCGTACGCGAGTGCGGAGTCCCATGGCTTAGGCGTTGAAGCGGACGAACATGTTGCGGGGATTGCCCAAGCCGTTAGCAATGAGCTCGGCTTGCTCTTCGCGTTTGACGTCGGCCTTTAATTTGCCCTCGAGCTGCAGTAGATCGGCTAGGTCGTACTTCTTCAGGTTGCGCGTACCAATGCGGTATTCCTGGACGACGCCGCCGCTGAGGATTGCGCGGATTGCGGCTTGAACTGCGTCTAGGTCTTTCTGGGCTTGCGTGCGGCCGTCGTAAGCGGCGGGACTGCCCGCATAGGTCAGGGCTGCATTGACGGTGAGGCCGCCATTGCCGATCGTGATTACTTCGCTGCCCTTAGTGGCGACAGCTGTCCAGTACCACTTGCCGGCGTCGAAGTTGGTGGACGTACCAGCGGCGATGGTGAATTGCCAGCCGGTGCCGTAGGCGCTGCCGGTGATTGTGGCGCCCTCGGAGGCGGTGTTAGTGCGTAAGTAGTAGGTGAGAGTCCAGTCGGCGCTGGTTATTGCGGCTCCGAATACGTCGACGGTTGAGTCGTCACGCCACTTCACTGTGTCGCCGGCTCGGATCGTTGTTGGGATGTTCACGGCCTCACCAGCTCTTTACGAAATTGGCGCGTTTAGGCGCGTTTTGCTGCTTTGATCCTAGCGGTGGGCTCTGGTTAGGTTCATTACGTCGTTCTAATTGATCCCAGATGCTTCGCCTGTCGTATTTCTGGTAAAGACGATGCAAACTCGCGTACGCATAGTTCAGTTCGTCCAGTGCCTCGTTGGGGCTCTGGCTCTTCTTCACCCAAATGCGCTCAGGGAAGCCATTCCTAAACCGCAGAATTTGACGCTCCGCTGTCAGCTCCTGGAAGTAATCAGGCGTGATCGTCGGGTAGAAATGCAGGTAGCCCGGACCAGGGTCGTTGTGCTTAAGCCGCCCAAACAGCAGCGATTTAATCCCATCAACGCCAACCGGAAAGAGCTGTGCGCCCTTTTTCAGGGACCGCCCCTTGTAGTTGATGTCTACCTTGCTTGATTTGCCCAATACAGGCTTGCCCTTCTGACCCACACCCTTGATCGCTATGACGCCGAGGTGGGCGCGCTCTCGGCTGTACTGGTAAACCTCCTGGGTGTGGTGACCGCCAGAGTCAATGGCGCAGACGAGGATCTTCATCTCTTCGCCCGCTTCGTTGACATAAGGGCGTGCCAGGACTTCGTCCAGTTGTTTCCAAACCTCCGGGCGTGACGGAGCGCCGTAAATCTTGACCCGATCAATTAGCCAGCCCTCTTCCTCACGGCCCCATGCCCAAACGGAGAGGGACAAGCGATCATCCTGGACGTCGCAACCCACCGTCACGGCTAAGGCTTCGACCGGTGGAACGCCTTGTTTGTAGCGCTCATTAGAGGCGCGTTCCATCAGGGAGTCGGCGCCGATCTTGGAGGCGTATTCGTCTTCCCAGACTTCGCCAAGGGTGGTGTTGATCCACGTTTTGAGCTGCTCGGCGTCACCCTTGGAGTCCAGGAACTCTTCGACGAGATTTGACCAGCTGGCGTTGGGTGAGTAGCTGTACGCGGCCCAGATGTGGAAGCCCACGTGCTTGCCGTTGCCGGGAGCGGTGGCACGCCACTCGCCGCGCTCCACCATCCAGCGCTTTTTGCTGTGCGGAATTAGGACGCCGCAGCCATCGCAGCAGTAGGCGGCGGTGGAGGGATCGTCATCGCGCCACTTGATGTTGCCCCACTTGAGGTACTGCATGAAGCCGCAGTCGGGACATGGGACGAAGTAGCGCCTCATGTCGCTCTGCTGGAAGAGGCGTTCCACGCGGCTGAAGTCCTTGATCGTGGGCGTGGAGCCGGCGACGATCTTGCGGTTCCAGTAGTACTCGGTTCGGCGGATGCCCAGCTTGATCTGGTCGCCTTCCGCGCCGGCCGATGCGGGGTAGCCGTCGACCTCGTCGAAGAGCACGATGCGGCGGCTTACGCGGCGGAAGCCACGGGGCGAATTAGCGCCTACAAGGCTGAGCGTGCCACCGGGGAATTGCTTTTGCAGGATCGTGTTAGCGCCGTCCTTTGCCTTCGAGTCGCTTACCAGGCCCTTTAGGCAGGGGGTGTCGCGGAGCATGGGGGCGATCTCCTCTTTGGAGTAGCCCTGGGCGTCTTCGATGGTGGGCTGCACCAACATGATTGGCGCTGGATCCTGGTGGATGTAGTAGGCGATGACGTGGTTGAGGATCTTGGAGTAGCCGACGCGAGCTGACTTCATCACCGTGACCTGCTCGACCTTGTTGTCGGTGATCGCGTCCATGATTCCCTTCTGATAAGGCAGGGTGCGCCACCGGCCGCCCTCAGCGCTGGATTCGCTGCTCAGATAGGCGTAGGTGTCGGCCCACTCGCTCAAAGTGAGGCGTTTAGGGGGCTTAAAGGCGCTAAATGCGGCGTTTTCAAGGCGTAAGAGGTTGTTCATTCGGCTTCTTCCTCGTAATCCGCGGTTGCGCTGAGGTCCTCGAGCGTCTCGCGTACCACGTCCTCGAGGATGCTCATCGCGTCGGTATCAAGGTCTGGTATGCGTTGTTTGGCCTTGGTGGGGATGCCAAGGATCTTGGTGCGGGCTTGGGTGATGATCTCTACCCACTTCGCCTCGATGTCAGCCGCTGGGACTAAGAGCGCCTCTTTCTGCTTACGTTCCAGCTCGAGGAGTTCAGCCTTTAAGTGTTCCGTACGGGCGCGACTTTCCTCGTATTCGGGAATGGATTCGACGGTGCGGGTGATTCTGCCGCTTGTCATGCGCTCTTCACGGGGGCGAAGGGGTTTCGGGGGCGTGCCAGGGGGTTTGGGGCCGCGGCCGATGCGCTTTTGTGTGTTTCTGGCCCACTCGTCTCTCATGGTCTCGCTGTTCACCATGACGCGACCGTCTTTGGCGGTGATGGTGCTGAGACGGCCCTGCTTAACGGCGGCGTAAACGGCTTCGCTTGTTACTCCTAAAGCACGTGCCGCTTCTGCTCTCGAAATTAGTGCCATGGACTAAAGCTTACGCCTCATTTCGAGCGACTTCTACCCTGTATTGAAATATCGCTGGTATACTAGCCGGCTTTTTCGACTGCTGGTTGGGTTGGGGGGAGTGTTTTTTCTTATATCGAACATACTTTCGGCGGTTGTGCCTAGCCGTATAGAGCGGCTCGAAATACCT